ATCTTGAACCACCACACATTAATCTAGCAGACTCAACAGGAAAAGGAGTCCCCCAAGACAAAATAAATTCAATATCTTCTTCCTCAATAACTCCTGTGGCACGACCAATATAAGCCTTATCCTCAAAACCATTATTCATCAACACAATACCAACAGTCTCTCCACCATGCAAAGAAAACCAAACAGGCATTCCAATCAACTCAAAACCTTTTTCCATAATCATGCACCCCCCTCATTTTTTATATCTCTCAAAGGCTTATCTAATGGCTGAATATCATCAAGGAATAAAAATTTATCGGAATATTCCTTCTCTTGCTCCTTATCAGCCTCGACAGAATAAGTAGAATCCCTAAGTTCGCCACTACCTTTAAGGAATGGCTGAATCCAAATAATCTTACCCTGCATATTCACATAACGCTCAGAATGATGAACTCTCCAATGCCCACGAACAAAAAAAGCAAAATCGAAACCATCACCAAGACTAGACTGCATATCATAAACATAACGCTTGAGCTTGCCACTAAGCCTAATCCTATTACTACTAGGCAAAACCATCTTATGCTCACGAATCCTACGCTCCTGACTCTTCATAGTCCTCTCAAAATATCTAATCTCAACATCAGGATGCTCAATAAATAATAATAAATTAATAACAAAATTCCTAAAAAATCTAAGCTGTTGCTTACCAACCTTATCATACTTAACAGTCTCCTCAGACCAATCATCAACAGGAATCATCAAATCATAAATACCACTAACTTGATGACCATCACTAGACAAACCCTCAACACAATAAGCACAATACAAAATCTTACCAGCACCCTCAGACCTCATAGTAACAGAATGGTCAATAACCTTATCCATCTTCTCATCAGTAGCATTAATCTCCATCAACAACAAACCATGAATAGCAGACACACCCTCATCAGTAACCTGCTTAGGCAATTCAGAAGCATCAATATCAATATCCAAAAAAATCGACTTAAAAGGCATCCTAACAAACCTCAAAATCTTACTAGACTTAGGACAATCAGTCAAAAGCATAAGCCTCTTCTCAACCTTATCAACCTCAAAAAACTTAGCCAAAGGCAAACCAGCATCAATATAATTACACATAGTCTGATTACGAAACGCAAACAATTTCTGCTTCTGCTCCTCAGACTTATAACCCATAGTCTCATAAAATTGTTCCTTCTCCAAATAATTCTTCAAAGGCAAAGGCTCAACAAGATTACTACGAGACTTAACCCAAGAAAAAACCTTCATAAAATCCTGATAAGCAGACATATTCATGATTTACCACCATTAATACTCTCCAATACACCAACAAGATTATAACACCTAAAAGCCAATTCACGACCAGAATCAGACAAAACAAAAGGAGTCTCACGACCAGTCTTAACACCATAAACTATCAAACCTTCAGACGCTAGCAAATGCAAAAACCTACTAACATGAGAATAAGTAATACGCAAATCACCAGAAATATCAACAGAAATACAACCATCATGAAAATAAACATACGCCAACATCAAAATCTGCTTCCAATCAAGCTTATCCATCATCATCATCACCTTTCTTCCCATCCTTATCAAGCTTCTTGCCAAAAGATTCGAGAGCCTTCTTCTGTTCAGACTCTAACTTAATCCAAGCATTATATTTATCGACATCAATATACTCAAGAACACCAACCTCAGCAATATCTCTCAAGACCTCAGGCTTCAAAGCATCAAGCTCCCAAGACATTTGACCATACTTAGAAATATACCATTTAGCACGAGGGTCAGAAATCTTAGCAGGATTAGGTGGTGGATTATATTTCTTGATTTGAGTCATATTCAAAGCTAAAGGAACAACATCCAAAGCAACATTACCATCATCATCCACATCAACAGGGTCATCACCCTTAATCAAAAACTCTACAAGCCTCTCCCTAATGTCACGAATCATATCAAGACCTGAACTATCGTGGTCGCCCAGATATAAGACAATAACCTTCTTACCATCCTGAATCTGCTCCTTGACCCTCTTAGAAAGGTCATACATAGTAGATGCTGAAGAATACCCTTTATTATATCCGAAAAATATATGATATTTATCAGCGATAGGTTTCAAGACAGACTCCATAGCCTGCTTCTCACAATAAAGCTCGACATAATACTCTTGGTCATTCCATCTAGGAAGACGATAAGATGCAACAGCAGACCTAATCAAATCCTTAACAGAATCCCACTCAGAATGTTTCTCAGGAACTCTCCCCCTATCCTCAATACTTTCCCAATCAATCAAACCAGCATAGCGAGCATCAGTCAAGAAAGTGCAAATACGCTTATAGACCTCAACAGCATTAGGAATAATATCACTAGCAACAAGCTGATAATACAACTGACGATTAGTCAATTTAATACCTTGAGCCTGATACGCCTTAACAATCTGCAAAATCTTAGTCAATAAAAAATCTTGATTAATCTGCCAAACCTGCGTCTGACCATTACCATCCTTATACTTAACCCTCAAATCACCACGAGCCTTCCAAGACCTAAAACGCTCAATCATTTTGTCACCTCAATAATAATCTCATTATCCGTCTCCAAAAAAATATGCCCAGTCCGCTTATCCTTGATGATGGTCTTCATTCTACATCTCCAAGAGCTTCAGCCTGCTCTTCAGGCGTCCTATTATCGATAGTGCATTCCTTATAGATTGCATTCATAATCTCTTCACTAAAAAGCTTATCCTTCTCAGAATCAGACTGCTCTTCCTTCTTAACCCTCTCAGCAACCTTGACCCAAACCACCTCATCAGCCAATCGCTCTTCTGCCTTCTCCAAATCATAGACGCTAGAATTATAATCCCTCTCAGCCCTATCGAGCCTATCAGCATCCTTCTTAATGGAGTCGTTTATCTCAGCAATCTTCACATGCAACACATGAGCCTGCAACTTCTTCTCCTTGATTATCTTGCCAAACTTTTCTTCCTGATAACGCAAGATAAGAGACTTAACAAAATCTTCAACATCAGCACGAGGAACTTTGCTAATCTTAACATGCCTTTTGATAGCATCAATAACATCGTCCTGAATCGTAGAATAAGTGTATCCATTAGATACACGATTATACTCTACACCAACACTATTTTGTCGCCCAAAATCAAGAAACATCCTCTTAGCCTCATCGATAAACTTTCGCTCAGGAGCTTCAAGCTTAGAAATCTGACGAGACAATTCCTGCATCTCATCCTGCCTCTGCTTAATAAGAACTTCATCAGTCGAAGCCTTGACAGCATCAAGAACCTTCTTATCATTGACAACACATTCCTTCTGCTCAACAATCCAAGCCTTCAACTCTTCCTTATCAGTAATCATCCAATAATTAGTCATATTGCATCACCTCGCACAAAAAATATTTTCTGCTCATTACAACCCAACACAACACGCTTACCACCCAAAAAATCTTCACCATAATCCCTAACAAGCTTCAACAAAAAAATCCTATGGTCATTCAAAAACTTATCAGGACTACCAGAAGGCGAAGCAACGATAGCATTATGTTCAGCAGAAAACAAAAGATTCATCTCATCAAGAATCTTAGCAACAGCATGAACAGCAGTATCCTCACTACCACAACGAGCCATCTCAACAATATCACCAGCCAATTTTGAATTATCCATTTTTTACCCCCACGACACAGCTAATAACTGGTCGCAAATTTTTTATACAATCATAGACCGAATCTCGGTCAAAATCATTCTCCCAAAAACGAAAGACGATATAACCAGCATCTCTCATCTCCTCAGTCCTGACAGCATCCCTTTCTTTTTGTAATATTTGTTTAGGTCTTAAAACAGGAAATTCTCGCTCATCACCATGCCAAAATACACCATCGGTTTCAATTATGGTATTATAATCAGGCAAATAAAAATCAGCAAGATAACGATGCTTAATATCGGTGATTCTTTTCTGAGTAACAAAATTCACACCTAAATCAATCAATATCTGCTTCATACGCAACTCATTAGAGCCACCATGAAACTGATGATTAGAGCGAATCATCTTCTCAACGAAAGAAGGGTCATTCCATCGTATCATAGTTTTCTCTCTCATATTTTCCTTATACTCAGGAGTATTTCTTGCATTAGTTAGCTTCTCAACATGCTCTAAAGAAAACTTTTTACCCTTTTGAGCCAGACTCATTTTTATTTTAGTCTTCATCGAATGAGGAGAGAACTTTTTTCCTATTCTTGCCTCAGAAATTTTTGTTCTATGCTCTTCAGTAAGCTTCCGACCCTTATTGGCTAACATGAGTTTTATCCTATTCTTTTCTGACATCTTCCTTCCTGTTGAAGTCAAACTTAATTTTTTTCTATGTTCTTCAGAGATAGGTTTTCTAAGTCTCTCACCACGAGCAATCTTGGCTAAAATAGTATTACGCCTCTTTAACATCGTCTCTTCAGATAAATGCTTTCCAAATTGGGATGTCCTTTTTCCTTTTTTCGCCTCTGATTGTTTTTGTCTCGTTTCTAATGAAAGATGCTTACCAAAATTAGGATGATTTGAACCTCTGTGTGATTCGGATAGCTTTTTCTTAGTCTCCACAGAGAAAAATCTTCCTTTCGCAGAACACGAACCACACATCTTACTATCTGACCAAATCAGTTTTCCACATCCACAATGTTTTGTTTTAGTTGCCATTCTATCACCATAAAAAAATGAAAATAAAAAAATTACTTCTTGACCTCTGGTTTTGGATACATTTCTACTAAGAGCATGTCGCTTGCTTTCTGCAAAAGCGTTTCCCTTGCAGTCGTTGAGAGTGTTGCATCATGGCTGGCACAGAAAGTGCAGGCATTATAGAGCGACCACAAACTTTCATCAGGCTCTTTATTGTATTGATTGATAACTTTTGTTGCGAATCTCCTGCCTACATGAGTCTTGATAAGCTCCTTGAAGTGGGTTGAATCATTGATAGTCCAAGCCTTAGCCTTCTTGATGAAGTTCTCGACAGGCTTATGCAATAAAGCAATCGCTTCAACAGTGAATTTTAGTGCATCTATCTTTGATTGAGCACTCTTTGTATGCAATACCCTAGTCTTCTCCCTGAGAATATTCTGCACCTGCTCCCTAATTTCAGGTCTGATTATTTCAGCTTGGTCAAGAGGGACTTCAATCATCATACCATTCGAGCACGAAAGTCGAAAACCACGCAGACTTATCGTCTTATTGACCTTATCAACTTCTACTCCAAATTGAACAGCTCCACTAGAATCGAAACTATTTGATATGCTGAACCCCAGCTTTACTCCATCGAATCCTGATGCTCCAATAAAGATATTTAATCTAGCCCATGAAAGTGTAGCTTGAGCATTAAAGTCGAAATTTTCTACACCAGCCTCAGTTAAGGCATCAATTATCGGCTTTATGGCATCGGAATGTTGTATGACAGTGTATCTGTCCCTCGAAGGGCAATTTACGATACCTGACTCTTTCTCAGATGTCACATATATTGCCTTGAAATTCTCAACAGCCTTAGCTGTCTCTGGCGTCTCTGCATCAAAATCAGTAGTCCAAAGTTTTAAGGGACTTGCCTTAGGTAGC